TGGGAACATTTTTTCACGAAAAACAGGAGGGCTACAAGCATGCCTGAGCTGATGGGACCCGAATTCCTTAAGCGCCGCCTGGCTGTAAAGCAGGTTCGGGTTAATATGCGATATAAATACTACGAAATGAAAAACCGGGTGAAGGACTTCAACATCACGATCCCGGCAAAATGGTCCTGGCTGACTGCCTCGCTTGGATGGTGCGCGAAATCCGTCGACTCCATTGCGGACCGCCTCGTCTTCCGGGGCTTCGGCAGGGACATGTTCAAACTGAACGACATCTATGCGGCCAATGCCTCAGACGTACTCTTTGACAGTGCGATCCTGTCCGCCATGATCAGCTCGTGCTGCTTTATCTACATTGGCCGGGATGACAACGGTTTTCCCAAGATGCAGGTGATTGATGGCGGTAACGCGACGGGCGTGATCGATCCGATCACCCTGATGCTCAAGGAGGGCTATGCGGTTCTGGACCGGGATCCGGAAAAGGGTGATCCGACGCTTGAGGCCTACTTTGAACCGGGACGGACCACGTTCTTCCGGGACGGCAAAGTGGCGGAAGTCTCCGACTACCCGACAAGCTACCCGCTGCTGGTGCCGATCATCAACCGCCCGGACGCCCGGAGGCCCTTCGGGCATTCCAGAATCACCAGGGCATGTATAGATCTCCAGCAGGCCGCACTCCGCACCCTGAAGCGCTCCGAAGTGTCCGAGGAATTCTATTCTTACCCGCAGCGGTATATCACCGGCATGGATTCAGAAGCTGCCGAAATGGACAAGTGGAGGATGATCGTGTCCGCATATCTGCGGATCGACAAAGATGATCAGGGTGACAAGCCGCAGGTCGGCCAGTTCCCGCAGGTCAGCATGGCGCCGTTCATCGATAAGATGAGGATGTATGCGGCGCTGTTCGCCGGCGAGACGGGGCTGACCATGGACGACCTCGGCTTTGTCTCGGATAACCCGTCCAGCAATGAGGCGATCCGGGCCGCCCATGAGAACCTGAGGCTGACGGCCAGGAAGGCGCAGCGGACCTTCGGAGTTGGTTTCCTGAATGCCGGTTTCCTGGCTGCCTGTGTCCGGGACGACCGCGGCTATCTCCGGTCCGGGATGACCGTGGAAAAGCCGCTCTGGGCTCCGGTGTTCGAACCGGATGCGGCGACGCTTTCCGCCACCGGCGACGGCATCATCAAAGTCAACCAGGCCGTTGAGGGCTACTTCGGGAAGAACAACCTCGTGGACATGCTCGGCATAGAACCGGAGGAATAACATGACGCTGGGAGAAGAGCTTTCCGCGAAAATCAAAAAGCTTTATCAGGACGGCGGAAAGAGCAGCCGGGATCTGAATGCGATCCTGGCGAAAATCGAGAAGGGCGGCGGGACGTACATCGACGCCCATGATTACGCCTATCTCGCTGGGAAGATGCTCTCGGACATTTTCGGCCGCACCATCACGGTGGACGTGCTGCCAAACGGACAGCTGGATGTGTCGGATGCCGGGAAAATCATCTCGGATGTGCTGAAAATGAATTTCGACGACGTTTCAGGGACTACAGCCCGGATCCAGCGGAACCTTAACCAGGCGGCCGGGCTGGATCTCGACCCGGTACTCCCGAGGATCAACACGGCGCGAGTCCACGGGATGACCACCCTGGCCAGCTCCGGGCCTGTGGATCAGATCATGGACGAGCTGATGGAGGCGCTGACGACGTTCTCACAGCACATCGTGGATGACGAGCTGAAGGCCAACGCCGACGCCCATTACAAGGCCGGCTTTACGCCCAAGATCATCCGCAAGGCGGAATCCGGATGCTGTAAGTGGTGTTCTGCGCTGGCTGGCGAGTATGACTATCCCGTTAAAAATCAAGATATCTTCCGCCGCCACCAGCGCTGCAGGTGCGTTACGGATTACAACCCCGGCGACGGGATCAACCACTGGCAGAACGTGTGGAACCAGAGCCAGTGGCGTGAGTTCGACTAGGAGGTGGCCCATGCTGGAGCTGTTCGTATTCTGGTTTTTTGTATTTCTGTTTTTCCAGCTTTGAGGAGGTGTGTGTTATGCGTATTCCAGCCGCCTTTTTTATCATTTACGCCTTCCCCTAGCGATGCTCAGGGCAAGACGTAAATAGTAACTTGGACGGAGGGAGCACATGGCGGAGTTGAGGAAAGGCCGTCAGACTCCTACCCAGTCCGTGGTGTTGCCTTATACCCAAACCTTTGGCCAGGACGCCATCGATTTATACAACTCAACAGGTAACGAGGCCTATGATTGGCAGAAGCTGCTCCTCATGGACATTCTGGCCACCAATCAGGATGGCCTCTTTGTGCATTCCCGGTTTGCAATCGTCGTACCCCGCCGAAACGGCAAGAACGAGGTCATCACGATGCGCGAGATGTGGGGGCTGGTAAATGGCCAGAAAATCCTGCACACCGCACACCGGGCCACCACCAGCCACTCCGCATGGGAACGTTTAAAGGACCTGCTGGACGATGCCGGCATTGAATACAAATCAACGGCAGCCTCAGGCAATGAGACGATCCGCATCGTGGGTGGCAAAGGCCGCATCAACTTCCGCACCCGAACGGACAGCGGCGGCCTCGGTGAAGGCTACGACCTCATGATTATCGACGAGGCCCAGGAATACACCGACAACCAGGACAGCTCGCTCAAATACCTAGTTTCTGCATCACTTAATCCGCAGATCATCCTCACCGGAACGCCGCCCACGGCAGTCAGTGCCGGCACGGTTTTCGCCAAGCTCCGGGAGATGCTTTTCCGTGGTGACCTGCAGGACACCGGGTGGGCTGAATGGTCCGTCGAGCACCAGCATGATCCGTACGATTCAGAATGGTGGTACGAAACGAACCCGTCGCTGGGCTACCGGCTGACGGAGAGAGCAATCAAAGCAGAAATCACCGGGGATGATCTGGATTTCAACATCCAACGGCTCGGCTACTGGGTGCGGTACAACCTTAAGTCCGAAATTTCGGAAGCGGAATGGCTCGAGCTTAAGTGTGACAAGCTTCCGGACCTCAAAGGTCGGCTGTTCGTGGGCGTTAAATTCTCCAAGCAGCTGCCCAATGTGGCGCTCTCGATTGCCGTAAAGACGCAAGATGACAGAATATTTGTCGAGGGCATTGACGATCGGCCGGTGAAGGCCGGGCTTGATTGGATAGTGGCGTTCCTGCACAGCACCAATCCGCGGAAAGTGATCGTGGATGGTGACTCAGGCAAGCAGCTGCTGGCCAATGCGATGCAGGACGCCGGGCTTAAAAGCCCGACTTTTCCTGCTGTCAAAGACGTTATCGAGGCAAACGGTGCGTTTGTCCAGGCATTATCCCAGAAACGGCTTGCCCATATGGCGCAGCCGTCCATGATTGACAGTGTCTGCAACGTGGAAAAGCGTGCCATCGGTTCGAACGGAGGCTATGGCTTCCGTAGCATCAACGATAGTATCGATGTGGCCCTGCTGGACAGCGTTATTCTGGCACAGTGGGCCTGCGGATCGACCAAAGGCGAAGGTACAAGGCAAAAAATTCACTGTTGAGTAATCTCAGCAACATTTACCGATACCACCGGGTAAAGTGGGGAGGAGAATTTAATCATGTTTACACCTATCAACACGCAGGAAGAACTGGATAAAGTCCTGAAAGAGCGCCTCGAACGAGAGGCCAAGAAGTACGAGACTCAGATCACTGAGCTCACGGCGAAGGCGGCCAAAGCTGACGAGCAGGCCACAACCATCACCAACCTGCAGAAAGAAATCAACGAGAATAAAGCCAAGATCAAGGGATACGAGACCGACTCGGTAAAGAAACGGATTGCCCACGAAATTGGCCTGCCATACGAAATGGCGGAACGCCTGCGTGGTGATGATGAAAAAGCCATCCGTGAAGACGCGGAGGCCATGAAGAAATATATCGGCAAACAGTCCCGTGTTGCGGATCCGGATTTCAATTCCGATCGAAGCGGCGTGGACAAGAATGACAAGTCGGCAGCGCTTAAAAGCATGCTGTCCGCTCTGAAAGGAGACTAACAATGCCTGATTCTTTGATTACCAGAAAAAGCACCCTTTTCCCTGAGCAGCTGGTAACCGACCTTTATTCCAAGGTCGCCGGCCACTCTTCTCTGGCCAAGCTCTGCGGCGCCACACCGATGCCTTTCAATGGCTTTAAAACCTTCGTTTTCACGATGGATAACGAGGCCAGCCTCGTGGGTGAGGGCGAGGCCAAGCCCGCCGGCGATGCCAAAACTGAGCCGGTGGTTGTTACCCCGCACAAATTCATCTATCAGCACCGGCTGTCCGATGAGTTCATGAACGCCGCCGAGGAAGTGCAGCTGGCCTATCTGCAGACCTTTGCTGATGGCTTCGGCAAAAAAATCGCCCGTGCCCTGGATATCGCCGCAATGCACGGCTTGAACCCCCGCACCATGACGCCCGCCAGCGCACTGACTGGTGTGGACTTCGACAGCAAGATCACCAACAAGGTGACTTATGCATCTACCACCCCGGACGACAACATCGACGCGGCTATTGCGATGCTGTTGGCTGCTGACTGCCAGGCTACCGGCATGGCTCTGTCTCCCGCATTTGGCGCGGCCATGGCCAAGGTTAAGGTTAACGGTGTTGTGCAGTATCCGGAATTCCGATTCGGCCAGATCCCGTCTGGTTTTGCCGGTTTCGGCGTTGATATCAACAACACCGTGCCGCTGAAGGATACCACCGAGAACACCACCGCCAAGACGGATCACGCCATCATCGGCAACTTCCGCGATTGCTTCAAGTGGGGCTACGCGAAGGACATCCCGCTGGAGATCATCGAGTACGGCGATCCGGACGGCCAGGGCCGCGACCTGAAGCGGTATAATGAGATCTGCCTGAGAACCGAGGCCTATATCGGTTTCGGCATCCTCGATCCTGATGCCTTCGCCCTCATTCAGGCACAGTGATCTACCGGAACAAGCGGACCGGGCGCGTGATTGATATCCTTTCCGAGGCAGGCGGTGACTGGGAACCGGTTACCGCCGAAGCTCCGGAGGTTAAGACGCCCGGCCCGGAACCCAAAGCCCCACCGAAGAAGCCCGCACCCAGAAAGAAGCCCGCGAAAAAGGAGTGATGAGATGAGCAGCGCTTTTGCAACTGTTTCGGACATCAATACCTTGTGGAGGACGATGACGGCAGAGGAGCAGTCCAGGGCGGAGGCGCTGCTGCCGATCGTTACCTCCAGCCTCTGCCTTGAGGCTAAAAAAGTGGGCAAGGACCTGCGGGTCATGGTGGACGAGGATGAGGATCTCGCCGAGGTCGCCAAGTCGGTGACGGTGGACGTAGTCGCGAGGACACTGATGACCGCCACCGACCAGCAGCCGATGACGCAGTTTTCCGAGTCTGGCTTCGGGTATTCCCAGTCGGGGACCTTTCTGGTCCCCGGCGGTGGTCTTTTTATAAAGCGGTCCGAGCTTGCGCGGCTCGGCCTCAAGAGACAGCAGATAGGAGCGTACATGCCGTATGAAAGGGATAACAGTGATCCTCTATGATAAAGTCTCGGCCGGCGTGGATCGCTTCAACCATGAAATCTTTGAGGAGATTCCGGTGGAGGTGGAAAACGTCCTTGTGGCGCCCATCTCCAGCGCCGGCGAGGATATCGTGACCGATGTAAGCATGGCCGGCAAGCGCGACCTGTACATGTTGGGGATCCCAAAAGGGGACACGCATGTATGGGACGACAGAACGGTGGAATTTTTCGGGGCCAAGTGGAAAACGGTCGGCTTTTCCAAAGTTGGGATCGAGTATCTGATCCCGCTCCAATGGAACAGAAAAGTGACGGTAGATCGGA